GGTGGCCGCGTCATCGCGTTATCTACCCCCAATGGGGTTGGTAACTGGTTTCACAAAACTTATGCCGAATCCGAAGAAGGCGCTAATGATTTCCATCCTATTAAACTTTTGTGGGATGCTCATCCTGATAGAGATATGGCGTGGTTTGAGAAAGAAACCAGGAATATGTCACGGCGGGAAATAGCCCAAGAGTTGGAATGCAACTTTAATACATCTGGCGAAACAGTAATCCACCCCGATGATATACAGAGATTATATTCTAATATTCAAGAACCCAAACATAGAACATCTTTTGATCGCAACATGTGGATATGGGAAGAATATAAAGCAGATTGCTCCTATCTTTTGGTGGCTGATGTGGCCCGAGGCGACGGCGCCGATTATTCGGTCTTCCATATTATAAAGTTAGACACCATGGAAATAGTAGCTGAATACCAGGGGAAACCTAGCTTGGATATGTATGCTAATATTTTATTTCAAACTGGCAAGGAATATGGGGGGTGCTTACTGGTTGTGGAAAATGTAGGAATTGGGATTTCCATTCTCGAAAAATTAACTGAATTAGAATATCCTAATATCTATTATTCTATCAAAGGTACACACGAATTTGTAGATAGCCACCGAGGAGAAAGAGATCCCAATGCCGTACCGGGGTTTACTACTTCTCTCAAAACACGCCCCCTAATTGTAGCAAAATTAGAAGAGTTTATCAGAAATAAACTAATTACTATATATTCATTACGAACGATTAACGAGTTTAAAACTTTTATTTGGCACAACGGGAAGCCCCAAGCTATGCGAGGATATAATGATGATTTAATCATGGCCCTCGCAATAGGATGTTGGATAAGAGACACGGCTCTGACTGTCAATAAACGCGATATAGAATATAAAAAGGCGTGCTTGGATTCCATGATAACTGTAAATACCAAACTAAATACAACAATGCCAGGAATGCAAGGTTATAATCGCAAAGAGGCTTTAGATGAAAAATTATTTAAAGCCCAAGAAGATTACAAACAATATGCTTGGTTAATAAAAGGATAACAATGGCTGACTCATCAAAAAATAATCCCGCGAATGCCCAATCGGAACTTTTCAGGCGATTGACTCGCCTCTTTTCTGGGCCCATCACTAATTGGCGCACGCAGCAAAATCGTAAAATACGACGAACTTCATTAGATAGGTTTGCCACTGAATTTAGATCGGCTTCGGGACAACAATTTCGAAAATCGGAATATAGTCCGTTCGATGTCATGCATTCTAAAATTATGGCTCAACAAAATAGGGCCGAAAGATATACGGATTATGAGCAAATGGAATATATGCCAGAATTAGCGTCTGGTCTGGATATATATGCCGATGAAATGACCACCCACTCATCGTTAGAGCCTATGTTGCACATTAAATGTCCGAATGAAGAAATCCGGGCTGTTTTACATTCGTTATATAATAATGTTTTAAATATTGAACATAATTTGTTTGGGTGGTGTCGATCTATGTGCAAATTTGGAGATTTTATTCTTTATTTAGATATCGATGAAAGATTAGGAGTTAAAAGCACTATTGCTTTGCCGCTCAAAGAAGTGGAGCGGCTTGAGGGGGAAGACCCCACGAACCCCCAATACATCCAATATCAGTGGAACTCGGCCGGAATGACTTTCGAAAACTGGCAAGTGGCACATTTTAGGATTTTAGGTAATGACAAATATGCCCCCTATGGGACTTCTGTTCTGGAGGGCGGCCGCCGCATTTGGCGCCAATTAGTTCTTATGGAGGATGCAATGATGGCCTATCGTATTGTTCGTTCCGCCGAAAGACGCGTCTTTTATATGGATGTGGGTAATATCGCGCCTCAAGACGTTGAGCAATATATTCAAAAAACTATTACAGCTATGAAAAGAAATCAAGTTGTAGATGCGAAGACCGGCCGCGTGGATTTACGATATAACCCCCTATCAGTCGAAGAAGACTTTTTTGTACCCATCCGGGGAGGGGAATCATCTAAAATCGAACAACTACAAGGAGGCGCTTTTACTGGGGATATTGATGATGTAAAGTATTTACGCGATAAACTTTTTGCAGCTATCAAAATCCCTCCGGCTTATTTATCGGCCGATCGGGAATCCTCCGAAGATCAAACAACATTGGCCCAAAAAGATGTTCGTTTTTCTCGAACGGTGCAACGTTTGCAGCGCGCTATCATTTCTGAGTTAGAAAAAATAGGGATTGTACATTTATATACATTGGGCTTTCGCGGCGATGATTTAGTAAGTTTCCGACTTACATTAAATAATCCTTCTAAAATTGCGGAACTCCAAGAAATGGAACACTGGAAGGCTAAATTTGAAATAGCCGGAGGTGCAACTGAAAATTATTTTTCCAGGCGGTGGGTTTCCGAGCATATTTTTGGTTTGTCGGAAGAAGAATTTTTACGCAACCAGCGAGAAATATTCTTTGATCGTAAATATGAAGCGCAGGTGAATGCTGCAGCCGAATCTATGGCCGAAGCCGAAGCAACAGCAGGCGCAGGAGGAGGTGATCTTGGCGGTGATCTTGGGGGTGATCTGGGAGGAGACCTTGGAGGAGACCTTGGAGGAGACCTTGGGGGAGACCTTGGGGGAGACCTTGGAGGAGACCTTGGAGGAGACCTTGGAGGAGACCTTGGAGGAGACCTTGGAGGAGAAGAAGATTCGGGCGCCCTTTTGGCAACCCCGCCAGCCAAACGAGATACCCAAACTGGCAAGAAAATAACTAGAAAGTCAACCGAGCCCCAATCTAAGGGACATCGCTACACTTCCGTTAAATATAGGGAGGGCGACGGCCGAAACGGGCGCCCACAAAATTATGTAGCAAAAGGATACCCCCAACCAAAAACATGGAACCCTGGTTCTCCCGGTCTCAAGAGTCTAGGAAAAGGGATTTATGAAAATAAAGAATCTACTTATAACCAGGAAGAGCAGCTATTGTTTGAATCTAATAATGAAGTAAAAAAATTAATAGCCGATTTAAGTAACTTGGAGATTAAAACAAATGAAAATGAAGCATAATAAAAAACGTAATACGGCTTTCATTTTTGAAGTGTTGATCAGAGAGCTGACCAAAGCGATTGTTGATAAAAATGGCAAGAAAAAGCAAATTATCATAACTCTTATCAAAGAAAATTTTAAAAGTAACACGGCACTGGCCCGAGATTTAGAGCTTTACAAAACTTTATTAGATACCAAAAACATTGAAAAAGATACAGCCGAAAAACTTATTTTTGAATGCCGCATGCAACGCTGCACCATTAATCGGCAAGCTTTATTCCAAGAACAAACTGCTCTTATAAATAAGATTAATAAATATGTCTCTAAAGATGCTTTCACGATGTTTATACCCAATTATCGTAATGTAGCCACGGTATATCAAATATTTAATCCGGGTACCAAAACCAAACAACGCGTACTTTTAGAGAAGCAGATAGCTAATCAAATGATTATTTCCAGTGATGAACAAAAACCTCTTTTGAAATCTATCAATAACCTCACATTAAAAACTTTTATTAAAACTTTCAATCACAAATATAATAAAGATCTTGTCAGTGAACAAAAAACTCTTCTTAATAAATATATTTCCTCTTTTTCGGACAACGGAGTGGAAATGCGTGTATTTTTAAATGAAGAAATCACGCGATTAAAAGGCAATATTCAAGAAGCCCTCCAAATAGAAGAAATTAAAAATGATGCCACCATGTTGGAAAAAACGACTGCTGTACTGGATATTTTAAATAACACGTCTCAACGACCCGTGGATGCATTATTTATTCAGGATATTTTAAAAATTCAAAATTTGGTAAGGGAAATTAAACGCTAATGCCTATTACTATCAAAGTTGGAAGAAAAAAAGAAGAAGTAACCCTTCACCTAGAAGCCCGCCGAACTTTAGATGGTAATATTTTAATATATGACCATGACGATATGGATATTGCCTTGTTGTTGAAAGAAAAGAAAATCTTAACTTTCCCCAAAGAAAAAGCATCCGAGGCTCTTTACGATTCCCAAAATCGTTTATTTGAATTTTTAAGACAAAAGGGATTGGTGGTTTTAGATTCGATTCGAGGTGGTAATATTTTTGGATCTATCGAGGCCATGATTGCCGAATCTCAAGACAAAGATTATGATACTTTAAGTTATGTCTTGTATGGAATTTCCGAATTTATAACTCAAGAAAAACCCTATATGGATTATATTAAAGACTATGAGCAAATGATGGATGATTATTTGACGGAACCTACCGATAGAGATTCAACTGAGCTTGGTGAAGTCCCTCAAGTCGCCCAAAAAGGGACTATCCGCCCCGGTTATAACTATGCTCCGTATTGGATGAGTTATATGCTTGAAAATTTAAAAAAGGAATAAGTAAATGAAGATATCAAAAGCATATTTAAAAAAACTTATTCAAGAAGAGGTGTCTCACTTGGGAGAGGATGAGGGTTTTGAACGAGCTTCCGATACTACGCAAGATAAAGCCAAAACCGCGATCCTAGACAACACGCCACTGGGTACCCAAGATACTTTGGATTTGATTTATGAGTTAATCCAGCTAATAGAAGACCCAGATGCATCCGAGAGAGATGGTCATCAATTGGTAGTAGATTTTTTCCCCGGCGAGGAATAGATGGATCTTTTCTATTTTATTTTAAGTGCTTACGGTTTAACGCAGTTACTTTGTTATGGTAAGATTTTTGGAAAAATCCGCCCAGAAGGATATTTTTGGACATGTCCTATGTGTATTGGATTTTGGGTAGGGGTCTTTTTATGCGGCGTTAATCCCCTGACAGAACTATTTACCTATGAACTTACAGTTGTGAATTTTTTAATTTGCGGATGGATAAGTTCTGGAACGTCATACATTTTAAATATGATTTTTAGTGACTGTGGAATTAAGATTAACCACAAAGAAGGAGGTGATTAAAAATGTTCGGAATGTTAAAAAGGTGGATGATTCAGCCAGTGCGGCTTTGTAAAAATGGCTGTTGACTCGCGCGGGTAGCGCCCGCACTGTAATTTAAGAAGGAAATGTAACATATGTCTAAAGTTTTGCTTAGAGAATATTATGAACTTTGCGACGGCGGGATTTGTCAGGATTTACTTACGGAATCCGAAAAAGCCGAAGTCGCCAATGGAGGAATGTATCTTGTAGGTATGCTCCAGCGGGGTGATACTAAAAATGGCAATGGTAGAGTTTACCCTACTAAAATTCTTGAAAGAGAGATTGGTAATTATAAAAAGTTAGTTAAAGAGAACCGCGCTTTAGGAGAACTGGATCATCCCGATGATTCGGTAATAAATCTTAAAAATGCTTCTCATATGATTACTGACTGTTGGATGGATGGTCCCAAAGTAATGGGGAAAGCCAAAGTTTTGAACACTCCTTCGGGAAAAATATTACGTTCTCTGGTAGATTCCGGCGTTAAATTGGGAATCTCATCCAGGGGTTTGGGTTCGGTTCGAGAAAGTCAAGAGGGAACAATGGTGGAAGATGATTTTCAACTTATTTGTTTTGATTTTGTTTCCGAACCATCGACTCCCAATGCGTTTATGAAATTACGCGAAGGAAAAAGCTTTTCAGAACCTAATATTTTTACCAAGGCCGATAGAATAAATCGCGCACTTAATGATATATTGGGGGATAAATAGATGAGCAAGCAATGGTCTAGTTTCGATAAGAGCAAGCTTATGATGGAAAACTGGCGCAAGTTTATCCAAGAAGAGGAAGGCTCTAGTAATATGGGGGATGCTGACGAATTAATGAAGCTAAATTTGAGTTCATTTATTGATCAAGTACAGCTTAAACCGAATCAAGCCGCCATATTGAATGGGCTGGCTGACGGAGATGATGATGATGATAAATTTATTGTAAAGAGTGTCGTTGTCACATGTCGTGATTTACGCCCCACACAAAATGAAGTTGTGATGTCAAAATCGCTGGAATACCCCCTTGTTCATGC